AGCCTTGAGGCTGTGACCTGCACCGTCCAAGGTGTAGTCCACCAGACGAGAGACAACCAAGGTGTCGATTACTTTCTGTTCGGGTATTGTCTGACCCAACAGCCTGTTTATCACTGGTACATCAAAGCCAAGACCATTATGAAAAACAAAACTGCTACAATTATTGCAGTACTCAACAAAACGATCCCTTTCCTCGGGTATACTGGTTACGTTTAGGAACTGTTCACGCTCCCCTGTATCGACATCCTCAGCACAGATAACCCAGATGTGTTCTGGTGTTAGGCTCTCTGTTTCAATGTCCATTGCTACTGTTTTCATATTCTTTCCTTGCAATCCTTAGACTGTCTTTGATGTTCCTCTTGGTTACCTTACAGACAGAAGAACCTTTAGTCAAGTTTTCTTTTGCAGTTATGATCTGTAAGTTTCCTGACCAGTGAGGGCCACCGTCTGACAGCGGCCACATGTGATCCACGTGATGTTCAATGCCAGTTGCTAGAGAGATTACTTCACGTAGTTTGTAGATACTTACTAACCTTTTTCTTTCTACCTCACATTTTTTAAGAAACTTAGGTATTGCTTTACGTTTAGCTACTCTTCTTCTTGTTGCTTGTTCTAGATATCTTTCTTTGTTAGCCTCGTAATAAGCTTTAGTATACTCGCTTCTCTTCTCCTTGTTAGCCTCATAGTAAGCTTTATTATACTCGATTATCTTATCTTTGTTAGCCTCGTAGTAAGCTTTAGTATACTCGATTATCTTATCTTTGTTATTTTCTCGGTAAGCTTTCTTAATCTTATTTATCTTCTCTTTGTTAGCCTCATAGTAAGCTTTATTACTCTCCTCTATCTTCTCCTTGTTAGCCTCATAGTAAGCTTTATTATACTCGATTATCTTATCTTTGTTAGCCTCGTAGTAAGTTTTACGACGATCACTCTCACAAACTTTACATACGTATGAATAACCATCTTTTCTAGATTTGTCTCTGCTAAACATCTCGTAAGCTTTGACCTCACCACACTTACTGCAACTCTTAGTCATCATCAGGTGCTCCAAATATGTCATGCCAGATACACTGGATTACAGTCCAAGGCCATAACAGGCTATGCATTCTTGCACGATTAACATTCATTTCACCCTCTCGTTCCAAGAGGTGAAAGATCGTAGCCACGTGTATGTAGTGCAGGTAGATACCTAGGCAATACAACACCCCTGCGGCTGTCGCCATGTAATCAAAAGTCATCTGGTTTCTCGCTTAATGTAAAGGTTGATGGGTTGAACTTCAGTTGTCCTGCATAACCTGTCGGTCCTACTGGACGGTTCTTTGTGACCAATAGCTTAGTCGTGTTGCGTTCATCAGCATCCTCAGATAGCTTGTCACGCTTCAAGTCCACGACAACAGACGCACGTTGTTCGATCATGCGACAGTACTTGACAGCACCATCATCGTTTGTGTGTCCAATGGTCACGATACCAACCCCTAGTTCTGCTGCCAACTTGGACAGCCTTACTGACAGATCAGCTAGGAACTGTTCCTTGCTTTCTTCTGCCGCTACACCTGCACTGATGTCCTGTATCGGTTCGAAGAACACATACTGTACACCACAGGCTTGAGATAGATACCTTATCTGAGACAATAAGTCAAGAGGATCATCCTCATCATTCAAATAAAATTGGTATAGTCTCTCGTCTTTAGTCAACTCTTCGATAGCAGCCTGTACAAAAACGTCTGCACGTTTGTCTTCGATCAAGTCCTTGCGTGTAAGGTTATCGTTCAGGCGGTACGACACCAACCCTAGCAGTGAACGTAGTTTAGTTTCTTCCATGTGCCATATGGCTATCTTGATATCAGGGTAATGACTCAGGATACGGTACTCTAGGTAGCGCATGAACTCTGTCTTACCGATACCTGTCTGTGCCTTGAACAGGGTGAAGTGTCCCTGCATCAAGCCTAGGCACATCTCGTCAAACTCTGCAAGCCCTGTCTCAACATAGACATGATCATCTGCCTTGTTGTATAGGCTAAGGAACTGTTCAGTTGTGTTGATCACATTCTCTGGTGTGTATTTCTTGGCGTTGAACCAAGCAGCCTTGAACTCTTGGGTAGCACCCGCCTGTAGGAACTCGTTAGCATCCTTGTACTTGTCGTGTGGTACACGATAGACTTTGTTCGGGTACATCTTGGCGATCTTGTGGGCAACTGCGTTCCCTGCATCGTCGTTGTCGATTGACAATACGATCTTGTCGAAGGACGACAACCAGTCGTGTACGTTTTCCCACAGCTTGCGTGATGGTTTAGCTGAGGGTAGAGACACTACAGGGTTCGGGTACTTGGGGTTGTGCATCATCTGATAGACAGACATAGCATCCAACTCGCCCTCTGTAATGGTCACAGTCTTGGATGTCCCTGCGTTCCATAGGTTCATACCGAATAGTTCGTCTGACTTGAAGCCATCCTTGGCACGGAAGTCTTTCGGGAATAGTCGGGACTTGATACCGCCTGATGGATATACATAGTCCTGATACTGTTCCTCACCCTTGCTGTTCAGGTAGGTGTAGCACCCGAAGAACTTCATTGTATCTGCTGTGATGCCACGCATCCCACGATAGATAGCTGTCATCTTTTCTAGTGTGACCACTTCGACATCTTTAAATGCTCTGTCGATCCGTTGTTCCATATCATCTCCTGCTTCCCAATATTCGCAACCGAAACAATAACCATGACCGTCGTCGTATCGTGCGAGGTTGTTCTTTGAACCACACTCAGGGCAGGGTTCATGTTTGACAAATACACTGTCACTCTTCATCGTATCCATAGTCTTTCCTTCCATACGGTTCGTCGTTGTATCCGTTCCAGTATGCAGCTTTTTGTTCTTTTGTCAATCCTTTTATTATCTTTCTACGATACCCATAGTATGCATCATTGGCACCTGCCTCATAACATGATTCTAATGTGTATTCATTTTTCATCTTGACAATCCCGAATTTCTTCGTATAATAGGGCTGTGCTCTGCACAGGGTCTATATAACTATTAATATTATCCGTGTACAGATCATCAGGGTTTTCCATCAACTCTATTGTTTCATCATAGTGCATCTGGAACCAGTGGTTTCTATATGGTGTTTGCATTAGAATGGTACCTCTTCATCTTTCTTTGTTGGTTTCCAGACCATATCATAGTTGAACATGGCAAGCAAGAACTCTTTAAGGGTCCGTCCGTATAATGAATGTGACATAAGGCACCCGTTCTTTCATACGTTGATATTCTCTTTCAGATGTGTAAGGCGTTGAGCAGAACTCAAGTCCATTAGTGTCTAGCATTACTATTCTTTTCATATCCGAATTTCCAGTTCTTGTAACAGTTCCAACAGTGGTCCTTGCCTAGCACATGGTCTATGTAAAAGACAAGGTTTCTCTGGTCATTCAGGTACCAGACGTAGTTTCTTGCACTGAATGTCTGAAAGGGTTGACCGCCAAGTATTGCGTTCAAGGTGACTGACAACCCTATCCCGATGTTGTAGAGATACTTAGGCATTGAGCATTGCTGCAATTTGTTTTGCTTTGTTCTTGCTGACTGGCAAGACGCCAATCTTTAACAAGACTTGGATACGATAGATCACACGTTGATCGTACTCGTTTAGTTCGTCTGCGATCTGACGGATTGACTTGCGGTAATAGTCCTTGACAAGTGCCTGATCAATTACTTCGTATCCTGTACGGTATGTGTACACCTTTGCACGTGTCATATGTTTTGTGTATGGTGCATAGATTTTCTCGTTGATAGTGTTTGGCATGATAGCCTCCTGTATGTTTAAAGGTTTCTTAGTTCATGCAGGTTAGCATGTATAGACAGACTGAAACAATCTGTCCAAGATGTCAACCATTAAATTCCATGTTCACGTTTCCATGTTGTCCAAGTGATAGCCTGTAGTTCATGAGGCTTGACACCCACACGTTTCGCAGCCTTGACGTATGCCTCTTGCATCTCTCGGTATAGTTTCTTGCCCATGTTTGTCTTGTCACTGGTCAAGCCTTGACGGATACCTAGGGCGATGTTGTAAGCATGTCCGTCAATGGTGACCTCTGTCAAGCCCCTGATGTTTGAATAGAATGACCTGATCTTTTGTCCGTTCAGTCTGGTCAGTATGTCATCATCATCTGTCAAGTCATCTTCGAGTATTGACCAAGCCTTTTGTTTCATGGTGTTGTAGCATGAGACTTTGAAGTCTGTCAAGTCTTCACCGTTGATCCATGCTTGGCACATACGTTCGGTATCCTTGACGTTACGTTCCCATCTGTTGTTAGGCGATAACGCAGCCATGACACCAATGACAGTATGAGTGTGAATAAAGTACTTGGTTGAGATAGCCTTGGCATGTCGCTTTGCTCTGTCGTACCATTCGAGTCCATTGACGGTATCCTCTGGCGTTGCTCTACGGTATACTTTGAGTATGTTCCTAACGTGTTGTGTCATTATTCTTTTACCTCTGCGTATTTGGATGCTTGCCAGACTCTACCGCCTACACGTTCAAGCATTTCATCATAGTCTGTATCATTTGTACAGTCTCTGTCAAATACTTCTAGTATGCTTCTCAACATTTCGACACATGCAATCATGTCTTTAACTGTCATGTTTTCTTTGTTGATATACGGTATCTGTATTTTTTCTTTACGCATTGTTGTCTTTCCTTTCTGTTTCTGTTCTTTCACAGTGTCAGACAGTTTAGAGAATGTCAAGTCTTTAGTTTGTTTGTGTGATGCTAGGGCTTTCCACCGTAGCTGTCTGTATCGTTGGCTTACATTGATCTTGTATTGTGTCATTTCGCCACCTCTATAAAACCGAACCCACCACCGTTACCTTCTTCGTCCATGCTAAGGGCAAGGTCAACTTTCTGATCGCCTAACTGTAGAGTAAAGACAGGGAAGGGTGACAATGAAAAGGCTTCATCCTCCATGCGAAATCCAATAATTTTGGCACCCACAAGCTGTGAATAGTATTTGTTCATGTCCATTGGTCCTGTTCCTCTAGTATTGCGACGGTCCAACCGTCAATCTCTAACATCTCTTGTTCATCATTACACCATGCCTTGAATGTATCGTCAAGGTTTTCTTTCGGGTCTACGTTCACGTCTAGAATGTAGGCACCTGCGTCAAGGTGTAGGTTCATTGTAAAGTGCTCTGGTTTCAGTGCTTTCATTATTATCTTTCCTCTGTTGATTGATAGAGACACCCAAGGCGGGAGATTCCTCAGGTATCCGTAACAATCAACAAGACACACTTCACCCCAACTTTGACGGACTGATTCAAGTCACCGTTCTACAGCCCCCATGTGGACTCTGTGCGTGGCAAAGTATTTGTGCCTTGTCTTTCGTTTCTGTTCTTTCACAGTGTCAGACAGTTTAGAGAATGTCAAGTCTTTAGTTTGTTTGTGTCTGTAGGGCTTTCCACCGTACTTGTCTTAAGGCTTCAGCATCTAATCGGATCAAGGCGTTTCAGCTACTCGGTTAGAAGTTATTCGCTTTCGATGATTAAGTTATGACAGCATCAAAAACAAAATGCAATAGAAAAAAACGGATAGGTTAGACTATCCAAAGGGATAGCCTTATATAAGTATAATGTGTAATAACATAACACTCTAATAATTATACCAAGGGATAGCAGGGAACTATACGAAAGGATTCGTTATGTATCAGATAGTTAGAGGATTTACTTTGGGTGTGATCACATTTCCCATAAGAAATACTTTTGTGATCACAAATAGTACTTACGGATAGAATCTTACTCAAAGGGGCGGGGGTATAAATCCTTTAGGTATAGACCCTACCCGAAAGGGGGGCATGGGGGTGCTCTCTGTATGTACAATACGTAAAGAAATTTTCTAAGAAAAATTTCCAGTAAGTAAAAAATGACAACAAGACAAAATAAAACCCTCAGAGGATACAACCTAAGAGGGGTGAATCTGGATGTGGTTATTAAAAGTAAAGATACCTAAAGTAAAGATACCTAAAGTAAGGATACTTCAAGTAAGTGTTAGTTTGTTTATTAGATATATACTATAGGGCATCCGTAACGGATAATTTATTATAGCAATTCTTTAAAGGTCTGTCAACAAAAATCGTACATAAAAATAAATTATTTTTTATTTAAGAAAAGTGTTGACAAGGTGTAACCATACATGCTATCATAACACAAGTGATTCGTTTTTATAGAGTGAGAAACCATGTTCACCTTCGAGCAACTAAAGACAGCCAACGGCATTACACGGACTAAGAGCTTATTCTA